AAGGTAAGCAATCTTCAGAGTCGCGAGGTAATCTTGATAAGTTTCATGCTTTGCTGGGAAAGTCTCAACAAGACAGCACAACTCAGCATCTTCTAGCTGCTGCTCGACACAAGGGTTGAAGCCCATGACATTTTTGTCATCGTCTCTCGGAGGATCAGCAAAGCGACCACGAGTTCTTGCGTTGTCAAGCCAGATGTAGCCCGGCTCACCATTCTTCTGCGACTGCTCTGCGTGCCAAGTGTAGTCCTGACCGACAAGAGCGTGGAAGGAATTGTTAGAACCCCAGCGATGGTGAGCAAGTTTCTCGGAATCGTTCTTCATCTGTAGGTATTCGCGGTCTTCGTGGTTGCCAAGAGCCAACGCAGCAGAACGACGAACATTGCCAGCAACAACGCAGCGACCGATCAGGTTCTCGGTATCTACAATATCAACGGAAGAGATCAACTCTCCAATTCTGGCAGTGTAAAGTTCTGACAAATCCTTGTGTAATTCTTCAAGAGGACCGGAGCCGCTTGATGTACCGCCGAAGCCATGAATGGGGGCACCATACGGACGTATTGCTGAATAGTCAAAAGTGGGAACTTTTGCTCCAAAGAAATAACCGTTCAAAAGAATCTTTACAGAATCAACCCAGCCCTCGCGAGAGTCTGGAATAGTATGAGTTTCGGTTACGAACTCTGGCTCTTGAACTGTGATGGTGGACGCGCCGAGAGTATCGAAGCCAACCCCAATGCCCAACATAAGAGCATCCATCATCCAAGCGAAGAGATAGCCCCCCTTGGTATTTAGTTCTCGGGTAGAACGAAACGCACAATTGAACAGACCTGCTGCTGTGCGGGTATTAACGAACTTAGTTCCCATCATCCATAAGCCACGACCGGGAGGCGTCCACTTAAGATTGAATAGGCGATCAAACGCATCCTTTGCAGTGCGCTGTGCCTTCTGGTCATTCCATTCAAGACCAAGTTTGTAAACATGCTGCTTCTGCATGTCAAACATGCCCTCAATGACACGACGGCACGTCTGGTGCCATTCTTCGGTGCCGGTTGCTTCTTCATCAAACTCACTCAAACGACGGGCATAGGTGCGCTTGAATGTTACATAACCGAGTGGACCCCAGGGGACCTCACGATCTCTGTATTGATCAATGAATGTATCTGATAGTTTAAATCTACGAATGTGTGTTCTCATCTGTTGTTTCTCCTTAGTTTTTTGAATTTATCGTACTTGTTTTTTAGAATTTCTCTTTGTTCCTTTGGTCCAGCGACCACAGGAGACGCTGAAATATTATTTATTGCGCCGGCAGGAACAACTGCCTTGGGCAACATTTTGATGTTTACGCTGGAAGTGTCCATGAAGAGATCATAAATGATACCATCGGGACCATTACGATTCTTAGCAATAAACATCTTTGCCTTGTTATTTTGTTTGTCTTCAATCGTGCGAGACAAAGTGCAGATGAAGTCAGCGACAAAGCATTTGTTGAATGCCTCAGAGATCTGCTCCATGGTCACAACTTCTGCATTTAGACCAGAACGGTTAGTCTGGGAGGCTGTCCAGACAGGACAATTCATCTCGTTAGAGAGACCTCTCAGTTCCTCGTAGATTGACTCCAGTTCCGTTCTTTTTTCTTTCCGCACTACGACGGGTCTCAACAAATCTGCGTAGTCTACGATGATTAGACCGGGCGTTATACCCCTCTTTATTAGACGGGCAAGGTGTGACTTGATTGTGTTAGTCGAAGCAGACTTGGTTGGGTATTCCTTGACGATTAGAGTCCCGTCAAGATCACTGATCTCCTCAAAGATCTCGTCTTTGAAGTTTGTGAGATCGGAAAGAGGATACTGTGTGATGCAAGAGTCATAGCGACAAGCAACAACCGTATCCTGCAACTCCAGAGTGTAATGGATAACAGTCTTACCCTCTTTGATTGCTTGGGAACCCAAGTGAACAAGAGCCATAGACTTACCTGCCCCAGTAGGAGCGATAACGACGCCAAGCTCATTTCTACCAAGTCCGCCACTTGTGATAGTGTCAATCTCTTTCCATCCTGTTGTAACTGGTAGCCTAAACTTAGGCTTGTAGCGATCTTCAAAGTCTGCAATAAAGTCGTGACCAAAGTTATTCTCAGAGCCCAGCTTTAGGGCATCGTTGATTACCTTTGAGATTTCGTCAAAAGAACAAGTCTGTAGCAGGTTGACAGACTTCATCATTGCTTCTTTTAGCTTTTGCTTGCGGCAGAAGTCAAGAGAAGTCTCTTTGATGTAGTCTATATCGTCAGCTATCTCATTTGTGTGAACTCTCGCATAGTAATCACGGACCTGCTTCTGTGTTACTTCCGACTCTCGATCTAGTTCTGTTCTGATAACAGAGATCATAGCGTTTGTGGATGGGTGCTTCCCATACTTTGTTCTATACTCTACTATCTTTGCCACAAATACACGAAGATATTCAAGTTCTAAGAACTCGACGTTCAGAACCTCCGTTATTTGATCTGCGAACGGGCGGTCCTCAAATATGAGTTGAACGAGACCCTCTTGGAAGGACTTACCGTACCTTCCAAAGTCTGCCTTTTGTTTAAGCATGTCACTCCTACGTTTTACATTTATAAATATAACACACTCAGGTCAAACGTCAAGGCGAGTTAGAAGTTTTTTTTGCTCTTGACGATGCCTAACTATTTCATTGACTTGGAGCCACGGCACTTCCACTTCTTTCTGGATAGCGCGTTGGCGCAGGGTGGATTCTTACATTTTTTGATCTTTGCGGATCGTGCGCAATAAGCATCACCCTTGGATGTGCCGGGTCTTATTCTATCACCGCCACCTTTGGCTTGACCTGACTGACCATAAGAACGGCACTTGCCATTTACTCGTTTTGCAAAGCGCTTGCCCTTGGCAGGCTTACAGGCTTTCTTCTTTTTCTTCTCATCCATAAGAGCTTCGTACTCTTCTCTAATTACCTGTCTGACATATGATTCTGTAAGTTTCATTTCTTTTTCTTTCCTTTCTTTTGCGGATCGGTCTTGACGTATGTGGGCTTTGCGGCTCCGGTCTTCTTTGTCTGCCCTGGATCTTTCTTTCTCTTTCTTCTTCCTGCCGATTCTCTTTCTTTCTTATCCATGCTGCTATATTTCTTACGAGAAACACACTTGGGTGTTGTCTTTTGTCCCTTCTGTCGGGCGCAGGGTTTTCCATCATACTTACCGCCAGCTTGTCGCCAGCCGCCGCCCTTGAACCATTGATTTAAACTCTCTTCGTCTAACTCTATTTCCTCGTTCTCATTAGTTTTTTTTTTATTCAACTTCATAACTGCTGAGTATTCTTCACGAATAACTTGTAACATGTGATCATCAAACTCTATACCTTCTTTCTTCTTTGACTTGTTACCCCAGTTAGCAGCGCCAACCTTACGGCACTTAACAAGTGCGCCGCTGGCGTAGGCAGATGGCCACACATCATAGCGAGCCTTTACCTTGTGGTAGCAAGCATCTTTCTTGCCGCCGCTCTTCTTCTTTTTCTTTTCTTCTAGATCAGCCTCTTCTTCGTTGAGAGAGTCTTCATCAAATTCGTAGAGTTCTTCCATTTACCATACCTCGATAGTAAATAGTGTCACTTATCATTACACTCCCTTGAAATTTTATTTAGGAATGTTTTTAGTTCTTCCCAGTTAAGCTCTCCAAAGCCATCCTTCATCATAAGTCTTAGAAGTTCAGTCTTATTGAAATCACACTCAAAGTTATCAAGCGCATAGTCGATGGTTTGTTTGCCCTGGACAGAGATGAGAGGAGAATACAACTGCATCATCTGATAGTTGTGTTCGATAAGTGCTTTTGACTCTGTGATATTTTTATAAACTTTCAGTTTTGAGTCTATGTTCTCGCAGTAATCTATTAGCTCGTCAATTGTCACAGTTCGCTCTTCTTTCATAAACGGAAGCTTAGTAGCGATCGTCTTCATTCCGACACGATTGACGCCAGGAAGATTGTCGCTAGCATCACCGTCCATCGCACGAGCAAGAGCCATATTCG